ATGGGTGCTCTTCGTGTATGCACATCCCGACGCGGTCCACCTTCTGGCCGGTCCGGTCTTCATAGGCTCTGATCGCGAAGACTTCCTCCGCGTTGCCGCGCTCCATCGAGGCGCTCGTTACCGGCGCGTCGATTGCTACGCCGTATGTGTCACACTGCATCTTCTGCCATGGTGCCAGGAAGTATCCCGGGTACACTTTTGCTTCGTCTGCCCACTTCTCGCACTCTCCGGTTGCCCGGCTGGCTTCAGCGTAGCTGACTCCTGCGACCACGGCTTTGACTCCATAGGCGAGCGAGGCTACCGCGAGGGCGATCAGTACACTGAAGACCCCGGCCGCTATAAAGCGATCGCGGGGTGTATCTTCGAACTCTGATCGTGGCCTCCGGGCTTCGATTTCTCTTTTGTATGTGTTCATGCTCCGATTAGTTATTGCTTGGCTTGTAAGTTCGACCTTCATTGATGAGTATACCAAGCGTTGTCCTTTTGTGCTAACGCCTGTGCTGTGGATAAGCTGTTGGAGGGCGCTCTGCGCCGTACTCTCTTTTCTTCCTTTCTTTTATATATATTTATTACTTATATGTGGCACACCTGTGCTACCCCTGGGGTGGCACACCTGTGCTACCCCGGTGGCACGTGCGTGCTACCCCCCTTGCACGTGTGTGCGACCCTCCCAATGCAAAAGACCCCCACGAATGGGAGTCTTTCGCCAAGCCGAAGCAAGGCCAGGCGACTGTCGGAGCACAGCCCCCTTGCGGGTAACCTGACCCTGTAATCGTAACACCTTCCTTGTTTCTCTGAAAGGCTATTGCTGTGGAGGACGGCCGAGTTTCCGAACGCAGTCAGGGAATTGGTTCTCCCATCTCACGCTCGAGTCGTCCATCATCCGGCGCACGATTGCTTTCTGCGCTTCCGGGTCCATGAGCTCGCCTGGTATGCCGTATGCCTTTGAGAACATCTCGAATGTTGACGGCTTGAATTGAAGCAGTCCGTAGCTGGCGGTACCGTCGCGGTCCACTTCGTTTATCGCATGCGGTCGGCCGGAGCTTTCGCACATGATTAAGTCGGCGAGCCACGCTTCACGCGTCGTCGTCTGCAGTACTGTCTTCACTTCTACGATCTCTTTCTTCTCCGGTGTCTTGGCCTCTTCTTCCTTCGCCGTGGTTAGAGCGGCTTGGGCTTCCGGGACCTCTGTTTTTATGATCTCCGCGTCGTTGCCTCCGGCTCTCTGCGCCCACCCGAAGGTGAGGAGAGTGGCGAGGGCTACGAGGAGGATGATTGCTCTTTTTGTTTTTGTCATAATGCCGTTTTCACGGCTCCGAACTGTGAAGCTAGGACTTCTTGCTCTGGATCAGAGCGAAGATGTCATTGATGTAGTTGGCACCTCGTCCGAGGATGAGGCCAGAGACTACATAGTTCACGTACACGTTTACCGCCACGAGTCCGGCCATGCCGGGAATGTCGATCTGGTACGCGATTGCCGCGCCCACTCCGAGGAGTAGGGACACGTAGCGAAGCCATGGTCGTGGCGTGTCGCTGTTCTCTCCGAAGACGTATGTCAGGGTGCCTTCGATGAGTGTTGATAGTAAGAGTATGCCGAGGATGTTCATATGTTTATTTGTTATTGCGAATAAAGCTGATTCAATCTTGACCGCGTCTTTGGTCCTACTCGACCGTATCCGGCGTCACCCTCTCGGGCGATGTCGTACTTTCGCTGGAAGCCTTCGACCGCCTTCCTGGTGATTGAGCCGAAGTACCCTGTCGATTCGACGTTCGCAGGGAACAGGCCCTCCCACTTGAGGCACTCCTGAAGAGCCACCACCTCCGCGTCGTTCTTCACGATCGCTGAGAACTCGAGGTCTCGAAGGAATGTGTGCCGTGGTTTGCCAGACGGCTCTTCGCCATTCTCGTAGGCGAAGTTCATAAAGTGTGCCGCGAACCAGTTGCGGGCTCGGTAGAAGTCTTCGTCGACGATGCGCTGGCCTGCGCCGTTTCCTGCATTTGGTCCCCACGAGTCGTCGATGACGAGCGCTTTCTTTCCGTCTTCAGTCAGAGTGAAGTCTATAGCCGCGACGCTGTGGCGTGCGGTTGCTCCTGCGTATAGGTCTAGGTTCGGGTTCTTCACTCTCGGCCTCTCGGTCCATTCGTTATGCTCGAAGTAGAACCAGACCATGACTGCTTTTCCTGTCTCTTGGATGATTGAGGCGATGAGGTCGATGTCTCTCGTTCCCACCACCATGTAGTTGCCGATTGCGAATGCTTTGCCGACGTGCTCTCCGAATGCTGGCACTCGGATGGCGTCCATTTGAGCGTCGCTCATTTTCTCGTCGGTCGCGAAGACTGCAGGAGAGGTTCCCTTCTGCATGATCTCAAAGCAGTTGATGCCGATCATGCCTCCGCTCGGTTTGTTCGACCGGCGCTGATAGATGTGGCTTGCGGATACCGGGAAGAACACGCCTGTCTTCAGGTATGCGTACACTCCCTTCATCTTTTTACCAGTCTGCGCTACGCACGATCCGCTTCGGCCTTGGTCGAAGATAGGGAACTTTCGGATCTCGCTCGCGCTCTTCTTGCGCCATTGAACAGGCGCGGCCGATGCCACGATCTCTTCGAATCGGTAGTCTTTGGCTTTCGCCTCTTTTGGCCTGTCGTCGATGAGTGCTCCGGGCTGTTCGATGGGCTCGTTTTCCATAGGTCCATTATACCCTGTCTTCAGCTGTGCTTCATCCCCTTTTTCCACTTTTCCAGTGAGGGCGTTTTTTATAGCTTTGAATATATTCATGGTGTTATTTTTAGCTGTTAGCTGTGTGATCTATGACGTCCAGGTGCTTTGAGAGAAGCTCTATCAGCTTCGTCGTATTTTCATTGGTGACCTTCATGTTCTCTGCGAGTGTGGTCACCACATCGTGAGTCTCGTTTGCCTTCTTCATTGACTCGAACGCCTGCTTATAAAATGTCTGAGTCTGATCGTCTCGACCTTGAAGCACTTTGACAAGCACCTCGTTTTCATGTTCCATGCTGGTAATTTTCTTGGTTAGTTTCTCGATGTCGTCGCTCTGCTTATTGACCTTCACCTCGAGCTGGTCGACGGTGTTTTTGAGGATGCTGATCAGACGGTCATCTGCTCCGTCCTTCTGTTTGTTGTAGACCATGTACGCACCAGCGCCACCGGCAATGGCCGCGATAATTAGGCCGATCCAGCCTATTGGTGAGTTTGGGAGTTGTGAGATAAATTCGTACATAGCTTTATCGTTTCTTTCTTAGTGAGAGATATAGATCGAATACGGACTGCGTGAGGAGGCCGTCTTCTTTCATCTCTGCGAGCTTTGCTTTCTGCTCGCTCTCTGACAATCCTTTCAGTGCCTGGATCACGGTCCGGGCTCGCGCCTCCACCTTCGCGTCCTGGACTGCGCGGTCGAGGACCTGGGCCTTCTGTTCGTCATCATAGCTCCTATATGGTCGGCTTCTCATGACACGTTCCATCTCAATGCGGGCCGCTTGTCCTGACAATTTCCACAGGTAAGTATCCTGCTCGGGTGTAAGGCTGTCGTATCCTCTTCGACTGCCGAGCTGGGTTGGTGTTGCTGGGTATCCTTCATCCATGAGCCTGCGGAGCTCTTTGATCACTGGATCGTTTAGGTCGGCGCTCGGGTTCCCCGGGCGAGTTGCATCTGCCATCACTTCGAAGAAGTTCGGTGTTTCCTTGGCATTACCGAATGTATCTATCTGTGGCTCCAGTCCTTCTCTTGCGCCTGGGATACGGCTCTGTATGCGTTCTATCATGCCGTCTGTGCGGCGTTCGTACTGGTCCATTGAGCGGGCGAAGTCTGCCACAAGGGTTGGTACCACGGAGCCTGCGAGGCTTGATGCGAAGCCGTTGAATGAGCGACGCGGGTCTTTGAGTGCGTCGATGGCTCGGTTCACTCCTGATAGGAATGACTGCTCGGTCAGTGCTGATCCGAAGCCTCCGGCCGCTTGTGCTAGACCTCCTGAGAATGAGCCATGTTCGTCGACTCCATCCTGGAGGTGGCCTCCCACGATAAGGACCATGCCGAGAGGTCCCAGCACGCCGATGTTTCGCCACTTACCATTGATGAGGATGGAGTTCGGTACGCGTCCTTCAAGCTCCCATTGCTGACGTACTTTCTCCGATGTCGGGAAGCCGAGGTTCATCATCTTGTTTGCCATCAATGCTCCACCGATTGCGAGTGCGCCGGTTCCGGTTAGACCTCGTCCCATGCCCTGGGAGAAGAGGCGCTGGTCAAACTTCCCTTTGCCGATGTTTTGGATGATGGTCTTCGCTATGCCTACCGGGCTGTAGTTGATCATGGCGTTTGCCACGTTCGCCGGTGTCTTGGCGAATGGGAGTACTATCTCCATGCCTGGCATTGATCGCTGGATCTTCTGTGCTCCCTTTGCTAGTGAGCTCGCGTTTTGGAATACCGCAGTCTCCGCGTCGAGGGTTGCGTACTTCATCATGTCGTCGGTCGGGTTCTCGATGAGTTTCTGTGCGAAGTCTCTCGCGGCCTTGCCCTTCAGTCCTTCGTTTCGTGCCTTTGCGGCCGCTTGATTCGCCATGCTTCGCATTCGTGCGGCGTAGTAGAATGGCTGGTCTTCAGCTCCGAGTAGACCGAATACCGTCTCCACGTATTTGTTGAGTCCTTTCGCCACTTTTCCTTTTCCAAAGTTCACTCGGCGGTAGTCGAGCTTGTCGGCGATGTTTCGTTCATCGAAGCCGGTCTTCAGGTAGTCCCAGCCTTTCTTCACGCCCATTGCCGCGCCGTCCGCGCTTCCCTTGCCTGTCAGTACGAGGGTGCGCTTGCCAGTGAAAAGCGAGACGATCTTGTCGACGGCTGATGCTGGTACGTCCTTTGCTATCTCGCTTACTGCATGCGAGAAGTTGGAGGCGATGTTGATGCCGGTTGTTTTGAGACCAGTGAGCAAGCCTGCCTTCCATAGGTTGATTATCTTCGCGTAGAGCGTTGATGGTATGTAGCTTTGTATTTTCTTTCCGAGCTGTTGGAGGGCGCGGGCCTTCGCCATGTCGTCGCCCATTTTATTGATGGCATCCATCGCGTCAGTGATTTCTTTGAGCTGGTCCGATGTGAGCTCGGGGATCTTCTTCGTGCTTCCCTTGATGCCTTTCATGAAGCGGTCGATGGTGCTCATGCCCGCCTTCTCATTGTGCTGTTGGATCAAGCGTGCGGCGTATCGAGCCATGCCTTCAGGAGTCATCTTGCCGAGTAGTGAGGCGGCTTGAACAGCCCGACCGGCTTCGGTCAAGTTCTTCGCGGCGTCGTTTGCTATCTCGGCCGCCTTTGCGTATGCCTTGTTCTTCGTCGCTTCGTCGGTTGCCTTCTTTGCGATCGCGAGCTCGTCCTCGATCATCTTTGAGGCTACGGCTACGGACTGGTCATCGACTCCGGTGCGTGCCATTGTCTCGGCCGCTTGGTAGTCTTTCTTGATGATCTCATCTGCGTTTGCGATGAGTTCCTTGTTTGATTTTGGTTTGTATTTTCCTTCGAGGAGTTCGTCTACTTCAGGCGCCATCTCTCTGGTTCGGGTGATGAAGCGTCTCTCGGGATCTCCCTTCGGTGCTTTGCCTCCCTTTGCGGTAGGTTTTGCGGGCGGTGTGATGTCTCCACCTCGGCCCTTCAGGATTTCACCGATGCTCTTCATGCTGTCTTCTTCGTCGGTTGCACGTGTAACATCAGGTGTGGCCTTTGCCACGACAGTCTTCTTGGGTGCCTTTGTTTCGCGTGAAACGGCCTCCACAGCCTCTTTGCCTGCCTTGGGTGCTACTTCGTCCGTTATCCCTAGTACGGCCTTCACGTCGTCTGCTGTGGTCGCTTTGACGAGGGCTTCTGTTACGTTGTCTATCTCGTTTTTCGCAAAACCGAAGCTCTTCAGGATTGTCTTTATTTCTGCTGGCTTGGTGGTCTTCGCTAGGGTTTCGAATGCCTCGCTTGCCATCTTGCTCTTGCCTGCAGTGCCAGGGAATAGGTCGGCGGCTGTGAGAGCTACGCCAGCGAATGGTCCCCACTTCTTTGCCGTATCTTCTCCTGCGCCGAAGCCTTTGAGTGTCTCTTGTCCCATGAGCGGGATGGTCTGGATCCGTTCGTCTCCGAGGAGCACCTTTCCAATGGTGCCGAAGTCCTCGCCTGGCCTAATCTCGCCAATGTTCTCCTGTACCGATTTTGGCGCTACGGTGAGAGCAGTCGAGAGAATAGACCTCGGTATGGACCGTGCGATGTCTACCGCCATCTTCCCTGCAGTGCTTGGAATTTCACGCACGACATCACGCACCCGCACCTTGTCTGGTGCTGGCGCGAAAAAGTCCCCCATTGATTTGGTGGTCTTCTCGACGACGTTCGGCTTCTTTCCCTTCGCTTCCTCTTCAGGTGTCACCGTGAAGAAGTCTTTGATGGTACTCTTCGCCTTCGTCCCTAAGTTTTTGATGCCTTTAAGGAAGTCTTGCATGGTTTTGTTTAGTTGAACCAGGTGAGTGGGTTGTACCACTTTTTGCCTGAGCTCTTAGTTTGCTGTTCCTCGACCGCTTTCGAGAGGTTGTCGAATGAGTCGCCTCCACTATCGCCACCTCCTTGGTCGGCGTTGATGTAGGTGATCTCTCCGGTGTCAGGGTCGAACCAGTAGAGTGGGTCGCCTGTTCGAGGGTCGCTCTTCAGCTGGAGGTTCGTGCCTGATGAGCCTCCCTTCTTGCTTGCGTTGAGCTGTGCTATCTCGAGCGCCTGTTCGAGCTGTCGGTCGAACTGGTCGTTCTTGGTCGCGTCCTGAAGGTCCTCGCGGTATGCGCTTGTGTAGTCGCTTACCTTGCCTCCGAGGTCCTTGAGCACGCTGTCGTAGTATCCGTAGTCGAGGGTCTTATCCTTCACGGTGTTGCTTACGATCTTGTCGATTTCTGAGAGGCCAGTGTTGTATTCGCTTGCCACGGAGTTTCGCTCCGCGATCTTGGTGTTGATCACGTCATTCTGGTAGTCGGCGAGCTTCTTCACGTCGCCCGTCATCTGTGCGGCCGAGAGTCCCGGGTTGCTTCGGACCTTGGCTATCGCTTCGTCTCGCTTTGCCTTCTCGGCTGTGATCTCGCTGTCGAGTGATGCGAGCTTTGTTTTCTTTTCCTCGAGGCCACGCTTGCTGTATTCGTCATTGAAAGTTTTGGTACTGATGTCCTTCAGTTCCGCGAATGCGCTGTCTCGCTTCTTGGTGGTGTCGTCGATTTGAGTCCTGATTGATGCGAGGCCATATGGATCCTTGCTGGTGTCGGTTGAGCCTGTGTCGGATAGCTGGCTTTTCACCTCTTCCACGTACGACGAAGACCCCGTTGCTTTCGGGGTTGAGCCGATCTTGATGGTCTCGCCTTCGAAGATCTTGTTCGGGTCTCCAGATTTGTATCCGCTAATGTCGGAGAGTCCCACGCCGTATTGCTTGGCGATGGCTCCGAGCGTGTCTCCCTTTTTGACTTTGTACTCTGATGGTGTTGCCATGGTTATTTTTTGGTGGGCTTCTCCTTGGCCGCGTTAGCTGGTAATGATGGCGTGATTCCGATTTGCCGTTCGAGGTCTTCAACGGCCTTGTATGCTCCCTGGAGTTGGGACATTTTCTCAAGGCATGCGTTTCGCTTCTCGTTCACACTTGCAATCAGTTGCTCGTATGATACGGCTTGCGCTTTCTCTTTCTCGAATTCGGCATGGAGATTATCCTTCTTCGCTTTGAGTGCTTTCGCGTCAAGGGTCTTCATAATGTTTTTATTATACTCTGCTGTTGACTTTTTGAACATAGTAGTTTTGTGGATTATTGCTTAGTTGTTAATTTCTTCTCCCCCTTCTTCACCGCCTTGCGTACTCGAGCCCGCTCTTTCTTATCATCTTCTGGTGGCTGAAATTGCCCACGCTCATCGAAGGATTTCATGCGGTCCTCTACTTGTTTTTTTTGAGTGGTTTTCATATTTTATGCGGCGGTTAGTATAAACATGAAGTCGTTGTCCTCGAGGGCATCTGACAGGTTTGCGATTCTGACCGTGAAGCTGTTTGAGTTTCTTGCGGATACGCTGATGTTTTTCACGGTTGATGCACGTGCCGTGCATGTCACTGCGTATGCAGTCGTTCCAAGGTTGTGGGTGACTGTGTATATTCCCGTCCCTCCACTTGATACGCTGTATCCAGACGGGTTGGTACCCATGCTTGCCCCTGAGTTTACATACCCGTAGTTCACGCTTGGCACACTTTTCCAGTCTAGGATTCCTGACCCGCTATCGTATAGCACGTCTCCTGATGAGCCGAGTGATCCTGGTAGTGTTATTGAAATGTTCGACCCTGATCCGAGAGGTCCGAAGAGTAGGCAGTAGTTATTGCCCGAGCTTCGTTTGAGTGCGATGCCGTCAGTGTAGACTCCCGCCCAGTAAGCCGAGCTTGATCCAAGCACGTATGCATTGTTCGATGCTGGCACAAAGCTCGAGCCTCCGAAGATGTATTGACCGAGGATGCGGACCATGTTGCCTGCATCGATGTCGAGCGATGTTGAGCTTCCGAAGATTGAACCTGACGATACGCCGTCCGATGGTCTATAAAAAGCTATGTATCCGTCTCCCATTGAAGTTCTAAGCACTCCTGATTGGTAGTGGTATATAGAATTGTCCGCGCCGTTCATCTCCACCCTTGTCGAGCCTGAGCTTGTGCGGACCGTTCCTCCTGTGATCGTTACACCGGTGATGCTTCCTGCAGTGAGGTTCAGGGTTGTGATGGTGTTGGTCTGGATCTCGTTTGCAGTGATTGAGTTAGCCGCGATGTTATCTGCAGTCAGAAGCACTCCCACTCCTCCTTTTCCACCGAAGGCTTGGAAGGTTGCGTCCTTTCCACTTGCTACGTTTTGCGCCACTCCTATGAGTAGTTTGTTTACACCTACCGCATTCGCGGCTGTGGTGGTTGTCTGGAAAGCCGTTGTTGATACTGCTAGGTCGAAGTATATGTACGTGATTGCGACCATATTTCCGGTGTTCCCTCCAGCGATGCTGTAGTTCAATCCGTCTTTGAAGCGGATGGTGCCTGCGGCCCACGCCACGGTATCATGATCTGTTGCTGAGAATGCACCATCAAACATCCAGCCTTGTATTGATATGTCTGCAAAGCCAGTTGCTACTTCTGCCTCTACGGTATCGAGTCTACCTCCATCGACAGACGAAAGATCCGCGAGCGTTTGTGGCGCGTCGACGATGTTCTCCCAAATCACCGCTTCAGGGAGCGGTGTCTCTTCCAGGTACTCTGGCTCGTATATTTTTCTGTCCTCGGTTTTTGTTGCCATAGTTTTATATGCCGTTGTCGAAGGTGAATCCGATGTGGGCGCTGTCGACTTCTGGCCCAGTGTTTCCGCTTGGGGTGAGTGTCAGCTGGAGCTCGACCTTTTCTCCTTGTCCTTCGAGGTTGAAGATTCCCTTCGTCTCTCCGGTCTGGTTGATGGCTCCGCGCTCGTCGCTCATGGTTGTTGGCACCCATCCGTCCGCGTCATCTGCGGCCGCTTCCTGTGCGGTCACTTTCGTCGCTCGGTATTTGAGGGCTACCGTACATCCTGCAGGCAGAGGTTCTGCGAGAAGGATCTTCACCATGCGGTAGAGCTTGTCCATGTTGCTTTTGCCCATGTTGAGCTTCAGCGATTCGTAGACTGCTACCGCTTTGTTTGAGTTGTCGATGATGTCGATGCCGTAGTCGGTGCCGTCCTTCCAGCTTACGAGTAGGTCGGTGCCATCATTGGCTAGAGCTCCGATTTCGGTGCCAGTCAGCTTCCCGTGGCTTGGGATGTATTCGAGGTTCAGTGCTCTTGGGTCGTTGAGGTCAAGACGTCCGAGGCTGTATACCCCGTTCTTGGTCCCGCCGTTCATGCCGATGTGCGTGATGGTGTTGTATTCCGCTACGGCTCCCGGGTATGCGCTTGCGGTTCCTGGTATGGTGGTCAGTGGCACGGTCTCTCCGAAGTTCCAGTACTTCAGCTTGCCCGCGTTTCCTACTTGGGCCATGATGCCCGCCTCGAGGAAGCCCATGGCGTTTACCTGTGCTCCCTGTGCACTCTTCTTGTCTTCCCAGCTGTCTGCCGTTCGGTTCCATGTGATGAATTTACCGTCATCGAGCTCCTTGCCTCCCACGATCACGCGGTCATTGCGGTCAAGCAGACACTTTCCTTTCGTGCCAGTGCTCATTCGGAGGGATGTTGCCGCGAATGCATCCTCATAGTCGTACATTGCCAGCACGTCTCCGTCGTTTATGATCACCACTCCGATTGCCACACGCATGGTGTGGAAGTCTCCATCGATGCCGTTGGTGAAGGTGCCTACATCCGAGACGTTGGCGGTCCATGTGGCGCCTGCGTTCGCAAGCGTGATCTTCTTCAGCTTGGTGCGGGTCGCGTAGAGGATGAAGGTATTCGAGGTGCTCTTGAATTCACACGCGCCGGTTATCTTTCCGTCTGCGTCGGTGTGTACGAGAGCCCAGGTGCCTGCGCTCTTGCGGTATATCTTCCCGGTGTCGCCGAATGCGTAGGTGTTGCCGTCGCTTGCTTTGAACATCGCGAGCACGAGGTCGGTTACTGTCGTTGAGCTATCCTTCTTCAGCGCTTGGTTGCACTTGAGGGTGTTGTTTTCTCGGATGTTTAGCCCTCGACCGAATGCGAAAGAGCCACGCACGCCTTTACTGGCGAGCGGGCTGATGCCTCCGTTGAAGTTTTCAATTGATAGTGTGTCGAGGTCATCCATAATGTTTGTTTGTTATCCCCAGCGTGAGGTCTTTGCGGTCCCTCCTTCTCCCTTCGCGTCTTCCACGTCAGTCTGATTCTTCAGCTGTGCGAGGAGTCCGATCGTTGGGTCCAGCACTTCGAGAAGCTCGGCCTTTGCTTCTGCGTACTTCTTCGCCTTTCGCAGACATGCCGCGAGTGCGATGCGTACGATCGACTCGTCGAACTCTTCAGGTGTGATAGGTTCGTCGTCGTCGGTGAGTTCACTGAGGAGCTTCCAGCCTTTGAGGCCGTAGAGGCTCATCACCTTGCCGTCTATTGGCACTGGGTAGAGGTGGAATTGTCCGTTGTGGTTGGCGAAGCATGGGTCCGGGTCCTGCGTCTGTATACGCTCCTGGAACTGTTGCCAGCTTACGCGCCTTCGTCCTGCCTGCCCTTCAGGGTACTCTTCATCTTCGATGTCGATCTGGTAGATCGAGTTCGGCTTGAAGCGCACTATCCCTCCTGGGTAGTCGTAGTAGTTGCGGCTGTCGAGGGTCACCTTCTCGAGTGCGAGCTCAAGGAAGCCCCAGCGATTGAATCCGCAGACTGTCTTTCCTGCCGCGTCGAGCCACGCAATCTTCATTGTTGGCGTCCAGAAACCGCTCACGCTCGCGGCACTGATTCGGCTGTCTAGATCTTCGAGTAGTTGTGCTTTATTCATGTGGGTATTTTATCTCATAATCATCTTCATCACCATGCGCTGGGTACTTGGTTCGCCAGAATGGTGCGCTGATTTTTGCCACTATCGACACAGTGGCATCAAGCGTCTTTCCGATCAGCGTCGTGATCGTTGCCTCCGTCGCCACGGTCGCAGTCATCACGATCTCTCGGACTAGGTCTATGGTCGCTGTGACTGTGGTCTCAGCGGTCATCGCTACGCTGGTGGCTATCTGACGCGCCATGGAGGCTGTGGCGGTTGCTGTGGCCTCCAAGGTGCGAGCGTATGCCATGGCCTTGTCCATGGTCGCCGTGGCGCTTGTGAGGGCCTCTAGAGTGAGCAGGAAGACTCGGGTTACCACCATGTCAGCTGTGCTCGTTACCGACGCAGTGAGGTCCATAGTGAGGCCCTTTAGAACGGTAGCCGTAGCGGTAGCCCCTGCATCTAGCGTTCTCATAAAGTCTTTGATCATTGATACCGATGCGACCACTCCAGCGCTTCCTGTGATAGTTTGAACGATCGTCTTCGGTGTGAGTATTGAGGCCGACACTGATGTAGAGGCATCGATGTTTTGATCATGCTGGATTGCTGATACTGGAGCAATTGATGCTAGTACCATTGCTCTATTTACGGTGCTGGCGTTGTGTGTTATTTCTAGTGCTCTCGATCCTGCTGGAGTCACAGCTCCATTACTGTCTATGAATGCAGGACCCGCTCCACAGTTGCTTGCTCTAAGAGCTGTACCTGTTCCAGCGGCGGCGCCTCCGGCATCGTTGTATGCTATTGCCACTACCCAAGAGTTGTCTGCGACTGTAGTAAGAGAAGCAGAGTATGGGCTTGTACCGTTGTTTGTGTTTGTTGTATGCGCATCTGGCTGACCAGTTTGTTTTGCTCCTGTGTAGGACGATGCGAACGAACAGAAGTCGACACTTCCACTTGCCGTCAGTACGACGTTGTTTGCCCCTGATGCTGGGTTGACCAGCATAAATAAGTAGAGGTATCGGCTTCCTGATGCAATCAATACTTTATTGACCAGTGTCATTGCGACGCCACCGTATGTTGCTCCTGTGACGTTGTCAGTAGTTCCCGCTCGGGTTGCCACAAAGAGTATCCTGTTCGATCCTGAACAGGTATGTGCAAACGTCTGTGATGACGCCGATGCGAAGTCTGCTGTTGCTGTGTCAAATGCTATTGCCATACTTTTTTAAGTAATTTTCTTATCTTTGGAATATATCGACATAGACAGTATCTGGTTTTTATTTTCCAGTATCTAGCCATCATATCCGCTCCAAAGTTTTTTAGTCTGTTGTGCATATATATTTTCATGAAGCGCTGGGAGGACTCGAACCTCCCTGTATGCCTTTGGCGCTGAGACGACCAGGCGCCTGTCCGTCTCCTTACGCTACGATTACCTTGATCGTGAATGCGATCGAGTCACCGTTCGTTAGAGCAATGCCGGTGAAGTCTCCTCGCACGTACATGTTTCCAGAGGTGGATGCGTCGAAGAGAGCCGCTTCGGCAATGGTTTGAGAGCCCGCCGATGTGATTGTGCCGACTACCTGATAGGTGTCGTTAGTCACAGTCGTTGTCGTTCTCGACTTCGTGCCGTTTGTTCGCGCTTCAGCACTCGGAGTTACCAGAGCTGTCTGAGTTGCGGCGGCCGTAGTTGATCCCGTTCCCCATCCGATGTAAGTCGGGCTGGTGAGCTGGGTGTTGTCGAGCGCTGATGTGAGCAATGCTCGGCCTGTGTTTGTAAATACTGTTGCCATAGGTTTGGTGTGGTGTTATGAGCGAGGTTCGAACTTGGCTGATGCCGTTCCCATCTCGCTCGATGCTATTTCACCCAGGTTCTCCCATCGACCTGTCCAAGGCACTCGCTTCTTTCCGAGCCAAAGCCAGACGCCTCTCGGCACCCAGCTTGGTTTGCGGTCCCAAGCGATCCTGAACACGCGGGCCTGGATACTTACTTTTGCCTCCGTTTTTGCGCTTGCATCTGACATGGTTAGAATTGTGCGTTATCGCCTTCGCCTCCTTTCGACTGATCGGAGTCATCTTTCGCTTCCTCCCGCTTTGCGCGGATGGCCGCGATGATGTCGGCGTTCTTGGTAGTGTCGTCCACTCCCTCTACTTCTTCGGCGGTTGCGATTGCGAGGAGGTCTGCTTTGGGCATGTTGGCACGGAGGCCATCACCTGCTTTTGCTCCCTCTTCGCTTGCGTTCACCTTGGCTTCGCGTTGCTTCAAAGCGGCTTCCCGTTCTGCGAGCTCGCGTTCCTTTGTTTCGAGGTCCTTCATCCACTCACCTCGGTCCTTCACGACGTCGGTGACGTTGTCAGGTACGCGAATGTATGTGGTTCCGAAGCTCTTGTCGGCTTCTAGGAAGTCGATGAGTTCTTGGTCCGTGGTTTCGAACACTCCTTCGTTGAAGCGAATGTCCTTACCTTGGACCGTCACGATGCGGCCGTCCACCTCTTTGGTGTATGCCGGTTTGACTACGATACGAAGCGCGAGGAATCGCGAGATGTATCGAGCCGGATTGTGGTCTTTGGTAGTCATAATTTTATATTAACCAGTTTGATAATTTCTACGGGTCTCACTTCGGCCCGGCCCTGCGGAGAGGATCTCTGTCTCTGGTCCTTTCCGCAGGGTCGGTTTGACCCGACCTGCGTAACCGTTCGGTCACTTCTTGGCTTAGAGAGAAGCCTTTGAAGCGATCGCGTGGCGTGCCTCCTGTTCGAACTGTAGTCCTACTTCAGAGAGGTACTCCTCGATCTTCTCGTCGTCACCATTGTCCTGACGGTCTGTCATGAGTTTGGTGTCACGACCAGTGAGGTAGCGGTATGTGAGGGCTTCCATGTCCAACACCACGCAGTAGTTTCCATAGGTTGACCCTGTGAGAAGCTCGTGCTTGATGATGTTCAAGGTACCGTGAGCTGAGACGTATCGGGTGATCAAGATACCATACGTCTTTTCAGACTGCATGATTTGAACCTTGTTCTTTGCCCATTGGTTGATCTGTGACACGAATGCCGCAGATGCCAACGCATACTTCTCAGTGTTTCCGTAACGGAAGGCATCTTCAAGGAAGGTTTCGAATTCGGCTTCAGTGTCCACGTTCGCTGTTGCGTACGTAGTGATCTGAGGGATTGCTCCGCCAGTGAAGCGCTGAGGCTTACCTCCAGCACCGGTGATCTTGGCTTTCTTTCCGAATAGGAAAGCTCGCTCAATGTCGACCATGTGCTCGATACCCTTCTTGCGTCGCTGGTAGTCGAAGTCGTTCTCCTTGATGAATGTCTTTGTCGCACGGGACGTTTCAGTCACGCCGAACGGAGTTCGGAAGATCTGGCAGTAGCCAGTCTTCTCGGTAGCTGTCGTGCCTTTGATAGCACGGAGGCCCGCGCCTTCTTCGTTCGCGTTACCGATGATCCAGATCGTCAGAGACGATAGGTCAACGGTACCTGTAGTGCCGCCAAGCTCATTAGAAAGCGTGAGAGTGTCGGTGCTGATAGCTGTCACCAAGAAGGTGTAGCCACTCGCAACGAACTTGATCACGTCTCCTACTGAGAAGTTGACGCCAGTGCCCGAGGCTACGGTCACTGAAGGAGTCGACGCAATGTTCTTTGAAGTGTTGCCCGATGCGGTAGCGCCCTCTCGGGTGCCGAACGTATCTTCGAACCACTTGAACTCTGGGTCGGTTGTCTCCTTTTTCTTCAGGGATTTCTTCGCTTTGGTAACCGGATCCATACCCTTGACATTCGAAAGAATGGCAAGCATTGGGTATCGGCCAACATTGAGAAGAGATACTACGTCTGCGACGTCGTATTTTCGTCCTGCAACGTTTGATGTGTCGCGTGTACTCATATGTGTTTCATCGTTGAGTTGATAATGAGGTTCTGGGTCGACCGGGATTCTCTTTCCCTATCTCCGTCCCCTGCACCGTTTTGGATTGTCCGATGAGGTTGTCCATTTGCGCGGGCCTCTTGGGTCACTTGGTGGGTGTGCTCCACCACAGCTTTCGCTGATTCAATTATAGCAGAGAGCTTGACATTTTACACGCCTAGTCCTCCGAGGAAACCTGTGGATTGTCCGGCATTCATCATGCCTTCCTTCACGCGGTCCTCGTCGCTCTTGACAGGTTTGCCGTCAGAGCCGTCCTGCTTCTCGACTGCGGTCTTCGGCTTCTTCTTTTTACCGTCGGCCCCCGCATCATCCTTCCTTTCGGACGGTTTGATGTTCATGGCCTTGTCAGCTTTCTCACACGCTTCTTTGAGCGTGACGATCTTACCTTTGGCGTTCGCGGCCTCGATGAGTGAGAGCACGATTTCTCGGTACTCCTTGTTCTCTTTGAGGTGCGGGTGCGCCTTGGTCGCGTCCTTGATCTCTCGCGAGACGTTGGTCTTGACCTCGTTCGATCGCTCGATCGCGTTGCGTGCGATTTCAGTTGCCTTCTCCGTAATCTTTCGATTGAGGTGGCGGGCGAATTCCTTCGGGCTCATCTTGGCGATTTCTTCGTCGGTGAGGCCGATGTCGAAGTCTTCGTCATCTTCCCCGTCCTTCTTCTTGCCGTCTTCCGGCTTCGCCTTGATGCCCTTCTTCGCGAGGAATGACTGGGCCATTTCAAGCGCCTTGTCACCGATCATCCCCTCGAGCTCTGTGTAGCTCTTGGCGATTTCTTCGGCAGTCTTGCCCTTAAACTTGTCGGGCATCACGAATGCTTTGCCTTTCTTGCCCTTATCATCTCCTTCGGCTTCATCGTCAGACTCATCCTCGGATTCGTCCTCATCGGATTCGTCCTCGGAGTCATCATCCTGTGATTCCTCTTCGTCCTCCGCATCCGAATCTGAGTCTGTGTCCTCAGCTTCGGCCGCGTCTAGTTCCTCGTTTTCGAGGTCCTCGTCTCGGTTCTCGTCGCTTTCTTTTGACATAAGTTTTTATGTGTTACTTAACGATTTATAAATTACTTCCCGCCTCCGCGCATCTGCACGAGTCGGTCGAAGAGACCTTTCGCTCCCTTCGCCGCTTTGCCGATGGCCTTCCCTGCCTTCTGGTAGGGAGGGGTGAAGAGGTCCTTGCCTTCCTCGGTATCGAGGCCGAGGGTCTTGCGGTAGTTCTCCTCACTTCCGAAGTTCTCGCGGATCATCTTCTGGTCACGGTCGTTGCGAGCTTGTTCCATCTCACGAGCGGCTGTGCCGTCGATACCCTTCTTCATGTTTGCTAGTGTGCCTTTAGCTACGTTCTTAGCTCCCATGCGAAGGTCCGTCAGTTTCTTTTTGAATTCATCCATGGTGTTTTCGTGTGGCCTCTTCGTACTCTTCCCTGATTTCTGTGACGATTTCAAGGACGCGCTCGAGGCCGTTGATGCGCTGAATGCGTGCGATGTAGTCGGATCCGATGTCGGAGAGAGCCCGCCCCTCGAGGTCGATTCGGCGAAGATCCGCAAGGGTTGCTTGCGCTTCTTCTTCGATCTTTCGCTTGATGACTTTCCACCCTTCGGTGCGCTCAAGCTCTTGGATCGCCAAGCCGTTCTCGATTGTGCGTTCTTTCTCGTTCATAGGTTTATTCCTCCTCTCCTTCGCCTTCGGGGACCTTCATCCCTGCTTCTGCCTCCGCTCCCATGCCTCCCATTTCTGGTTCTGACTGGAGAGCTTTGACTGCTTCGACTACCGCATTGATTGCATCAGCGCGGGTCATCTCTGCATCGATGGCAAGCTGGTCTTCGACCGCTTTCACGATCTCTTCCTGTAGCGTTGCCTTCTCTTCTGGGGTTAACATTTTGTTAGGTTCCATATGCATTCAGTGATTAGTTGGTTGATAAAGTTCGACCTTATACGATCGGCAATGGCTTTGCCCAGTTGTGCAAGATGCCGGTTACCGATACGGGAGCAGTATCCGCGGCACCGGACGCTGTCATTGTGATGACTGCGCGGAGGTATCGCTTCGTTCTCTGCACCTGGAAGATGAGCTCTCCAGTGGCTGTCGCAGTCTGCTCGGATCCCCCGTCTGCCACCGTTTCCGATGAGTCAGAGAAGTCGTCGTCGTTTGACTCTTCGATCTTGACCTTCACATTAGTGAGGTCAGCACCGAAGGCTCCGATGTTCGCTCGTATGAGAGCGGCATCGAAGGGACCGCCAGAGGCCATTGTGTCGATGATCGACGACGTTGGCTCACTGTCTTCGTCCGCTACGACTGGTGCCACGAAGGTTGCCAGTCTGATGTAGTCGCTTAGTGTTTTCATAATCGTATGTTGATTAGTTGGTTGTTAATACTCGACCACGCTCACGGATGCCGTGCCCGCGTCTCCGATGAAGGAGAGCACGCTCACGTCTTCGTCGAGAGCTATATCGATTGTACCTCCCGCAGGAACGTACTCATCGAAGTTGCCATCTGCACCGCTTGCGAGAGTCGCCGCTCCCCATGCGAGGTGCGTGCTTGTCTCGGTTGATGCGATCGCGTTCCCTGCAGTGCCAGGGAGTTTTGCTTCCACGACCTGAGTCGTGTCGGTGTTGGTTGTTGCGATAACGTCAGGGTGCGCTTCAGTGCCAGCGAAGTATTCCGTTCCCGGAGTTCCGCTTGCGTTTACGGCCGCCTTGAGGTTGTCGAGACTTATGGCCGCCGATGCTCCGATCTGGACGTCATAGGCTTGCGCCATCGTGTCCTTGTATCGGTAGACCTGCGTCCCCACAGTTACCGTCGCTCCATCAGCTACGTTGGTAGCGTCCGATGTGAGGGTTCCTGTGGCCTTTGCTGGGGCTTTGTTGGCTCCAGCGCTGAATGCCACGAAGATGCCGTTGGTCACTGCCTTGATGCGGACGAGTCCCGTCGCGCTGTTGAGGTAGTGGTTCACTGCAGTGCCTGTGGTCACGCTGTAGACCATTCTCGCGATGCTCTGCGCTATCACTAAGAGCGGTAGGATGAATCCTGCCGGTGCTCCCTTAGCTTGTGCGTATGTGAATGATTTTTTTTGTGCCATATGCTTTTAATGCTTACTTGGTAATGCCTCTCGCTCGCGCGATAAGGTTTGCGAGGAACCCTCCGTTTGGTGCCTGCGTTTCTGCCGTCGTCGCTCCTTCTGGTGGGATGAGCGCTTCAGGTCCGGGGAGGCCCTGACGAATCATGGCCGGGACCGGATTGTCCGCTATCCCCTCTGCGGGTCCGTTGGGGATCCTTGCTGACACTGGCGCTGGTTCCCCTTGCGCCTCGACCTTTGGCTGTGCGTCGTTCGCTACCTCTAGTTTGAGGTCTGGTGCGAGCACGTCTGCGTACTCGTCGTATCCCATCTTTTGCACGATGAGCTTCTGCAGTACCGCTTTCTTCTTCTTCCATGCACTGACCTCTTCAGGAGTGCCACCTTCTGGCTTGTCGTCTACCACGAAGAGCTTGTACATCTCGAGCACTTCTTTGCTCTCCTGCTCTCCGCTCTTCTCCTTCTTCGGCACGACATCCACGAAGGCGTCCACCTCCACGTTCTTGTCTTCCTTGGTGAACTTGCCCCATCGCACCTTCTTGCCTGTGATGCGGAAGCTCTTCTCGTCTCCGAGGAACGCTCGGTTCATCTGGATGAGGGCGTTGGCTAGTTCGGTGATTGCTATCTCCATCTGTCGCACGAGGAGTGAGAAGCGGATGTTGGTTTGTGCGAGCAGGATCTCCACCTTGCTTGATGGCTCCTGACTTGAGGCTGGTCGGCCTTGGGTGTACTCAGAGAGAGCAAGCGATGTCTGCACCTCGCGGCGTAGGAGGTTGTCCTTCTCTACCCACTGTCGGCTGATCTCGGGACCTCGCTCGATCACCACGTCGTCGGCTTTCTGCAGGTACCATATCGCGCCTGGTTTGTGGACGATGTCGGAGTCTTTGTATCCTTGTCCTTTCTTCACCTTTCGAATCGGGTCAAGAGAGAACACGATGTCGTCCATCGCTTGGTTGCGTGAGTCTGCTATTTCGTGGATGGTTGTCTCCACCGGTTCGAGGTGGCTCATTGCGTAGTACTCCCAGTTGAGTGTGATGTCTGGCAGGTCGATGAAGACTTGGCCGCCGTTCACGTTCGCGTATGGGTTGTCGTCGTTTCGGACTGGCTCCTTGCGGTTGAAGATGGTAACGAGCTTTCCTTCCACGTGGTCCCAACACTCCCAGATTTCCACGACTTTATCGCCCGCCATTTTGTCTGGTGTGCTTGATCCGCTTCCGGTTGTCTGGTCGATTGCCTGGTCCTTGTTCTTGCGGTCGTCGATCTGGCCCATCTTCAGCGTATTGATTTCGTATCGCTGTCGGCGTGGGTCGTCAGGGGTTTCGCTTCCTTCCTCGATCTTCTCCCACTTCTTTGACTTGATGAGTGGCTTCTCCGCTACCTCGCCTGTCTCTTCGTCGAGCTCCATCACGGTGTAGAGCGGGTCGTCTCCGCGCTTCTTCTCGTCTCGTTCGATTACTGCCTTAGACTTGAAGGCTTGCTTGATTTCCCAGCGCGAATTCTTCAGGCGCTTCATGGCCTGTGGGTCTGGGTAGAATAGGAAGTTATCGACTACCTCGATGTATGGGTCGCCGTCGTCGTCTCCGTCCCACATGATCTGCAGGATTCCGTTTCCGAACATGAGTTGCGCGTTGATCCACTCGATCTTCTTGTCGTCGAATTCCATCACTTGCAGATCGTACTCGATGAGGTCGTCCCACTGCTTGAGGCTTGCGCTGTTCTCGTTCTCCTGCTTGGTTGGGTAGAGATTGATTTTTATTTCAGCCGATGCGAGTCGAGGCTTGACGGTCTCGATGATCTCAAATCCTGTCGGTGGCATGAGGCTCGTGCCGTATGCATAGTTCGAAGCCGAGCGGTATGCTCGGTACAGTTTGTACATGCGGATGTTGCGGTCGATGAATGGACGTCGGAATGTTTCCGCGCGTGAGAACCTGCTCGTCCACATCTCGACTACCTTGCGGTCCTCTTCTTCTTGAGTATCGCTCGGCTTGAAATCTACCGCCTCTTGGTCAGGTAGCTTTGTCTCTGGTCTTGTTTCGATTTCGCTTTCGCTTTTTTCTGCCATAGGTTTTTATGTTGAGTTAATTATAACGCTTTCCGTTGCGCTTGCATAGATGTCAAGTCTGTGTATATCCCCAGCTCTATGCGGACTCGGTTCTCGCCTTCCTTTCGAGTGCGATCTTGAAGTAGATGAGCGCGTGCAGGAGGTCGTCCTTTCCTGTTGATACCCATTCGCGTGATGCGATGCCGAGTCTGTCGGTTACCGTTCTCGCGTAGGTTGTTTCCACGTGTTCGATGAGCATCTTGATTGCCTCGTCGTGCGGACCGTAGAAGAAGCGTATGCGTCCGTGCTTCAGGTCCTCGAGGAGTAGGTCGATGATGCGGTCTCGTTCGGTGAGTATGCGGATCTCCTCCTCGAAGTCCTTCTGCTCTCCGGTGAAGTCGTCGTCGGCGAAGCGTATCACCTTCGCTTTCTTCGGGTCGTCCTTGTACCAGTTCACCCACACTCTGCCCGGGAATCGCTTGGCCGCGTCTATCGAGTCCTGTGGCTTGTATCCACCGTCGATGACGCAGTAGCGCACGTCGTACGCCTCCATGAGCTCTGCCCAGCGGTCCCACTTGCCCTTGCCGTGCTTGCCGTGGCTCTCGATGTATTCCTCGCTGTCTCGCACGCGTGCGATGACGAAGATGCCCTCCTCGGTTCCTATCTGCAGGTAGAGCTCGCGCTCCTGTACGTCCACGCCCATACATGAGTTGAGTTCGATGTGATCTCGGTTGGTGAGGTTGCGGAGGATGATGTCCTTGCTGATTCGGCTCTCGCTTGAGACATATGGAAGCCCTAGCTTGTGATTATAAAAATAGTCCATCGTCGCCTCGTTCTTGCCTGCCTGCGCGTCGTTGTAGTAGTCGACGAGCGATGCACAGCTGATCCACGGGATGATCATCTGGGTCATGAGGTAGCCTCGTCGCTTCCGTCCTGGGTACTTCGCCTTCCAGCGTCCGGTGCCTTCTGGGTTCTGCTTGCTCTTCGGTCGTATCCACGCGTTCTTCAGGTCGCCTCCGCATGTACTACAGACGTATACCTTGCGCTCGAGCGATACGTTTGCTGGCCACTCCATGTGTTGCTCCTTCTTGCAGTGTCCGCAGTTGAAGCGCCAGTGCCTCTGGTCGCTTTCGAGGACCACTTTGTTGATGCCGTAGTTCGGGACCGTCGGGGTTGAGATGTACCGCTTCTGCCTGAGCGAGTCCCAGCCTTCCTGTCGCGAGTCGTATATTCCGATTGACTGCATCTCGGACTTGTCGAGCTCGTCATATGTATTACGGTCCGATGTGAGCATGAGCGATTCGCTCTCTGACTTAGTTCCCTTGAAGTAGAGGAAGCCTTTGCCGAATTGCTTCTGGCTCACGCTCTCCACCTCCTTGTCCTTCACGAGCATTTTGATTGCGGGGTTGCGCTTGATCATCTCGTTCACTTTCGATGGCACGAACTTGTTCACGGCGTCTATGGTCGGGAGCGTATGTATCTGGTTGATGCCGTAGTATCGGCTGTCATGTATCTCCGAGAGGATTGCCCACGTTGAAACACCCGCTTGTGACGGTTTCTGTATTGCCACCTCTTGGCCCTTCTCATCGGCTGGTAGGTCGTAGAGTTCGTTGAGGAAGAAGTGCGGGCTGTTCTTGCCCACGTCTACCGGCTTTCCCTTTTCGTTCACGATGCCCTTGGCCCTGATCCATGCCCGTGTGCTGGCGCGTATTGCTACCTCTACGGGGTCCATGCTATTCATCGTCGTCTAGCGCTTTTAGGTACGCGGCGGCCGCCGCTTTTTCTGCCTTGGTTGGTAGCCTCTGTTCGTCGACCTTTATTTCGCCAGAGTGCTCTATCTCCTGCGTAGCCTTTCCTAATGTCCTGTCAAAGAACTCCTTCGCGGCCTGTGTTCTCTCGCCTGGTTTATTCTTTCTCGACAGTGCGTCTGCTCGTAGGCTAGTTAGGATTGCCACCATGGTCTTCTTCTTCTCACTCTTTATTTCGCCAGTCGACTTGTCGTGTATTTGGACGTCGACGATCTCCATCAGGAGCTCCTGCTTGATCTGCTTCACCTCTGGGTCCTTGTTGAGTGATAGTGTTGCACCGTTCCCTTCTCGTAAATCTGGCACGTTCCCACCCTCATTTTTGATCCGCTGTGATTCACTGTAGAGTTGCTTCAGCGTCATCTTCTCAACGCCAATGACACCCGCTTTTGCGAGTCGTTCCTGCAGTCTCTGCTTCTCTGTTTTAGGTCCAGCTCCGTGCTTCTCCGGCTTAGGAGATTTCGACGGGGCCGGAGCTTTGCTCTCAGTTATCCCTTTCATGAGTTTAGTATAGCACCGTTTTCTTTTGTCAAGAAGAGAGCCCCGTGCATTTCTGCAAGGGGCTGGTGGAGAGTCCGCATCGATGCGAGCTCGGGTTGCCGTATTGGCGGTGTGTGTGTCTCGATGTGGATGGGGAGCTCTCCTCCATTATTCTACCTCTTCCGCTTTTTCTTTGCACGTTGGTTGTGCACTTTGATTACGCGGACCTCGACCTGCCACATCTCCTCTCCTTTCTCCACCTTCACGTCTGTGTCTGCGTAGAGTTCTAGGTGGGTGATGGTGGGCCTGCTCGCCTTCACGATCGCGTAGAGTGTCTTTGGTCTTGGTTTCGCCATGGTGGTCCAGCGAGGACTCGAACCTCGTTCCTCCCTGACCCCCGACTCCTGCAGGATCTCTCCTTCAGAACAGTCGGGACAGGGTGCTCGTCCCTTGAGCTTCTGAGCCAATGAGAGAGGTGGGTGCCTCTCTCACCGCCGTGGGATTTCTCTTCCCACAAAATCGTTATGCATAGCGCCTGCTTTGTGGGCAGGGAAGAGTCTCCGTTCTCTTCTCTGCCCGCACCTGTCATTTGCTATCAGTTGCTGGCGGTTCGTCTGGTTTGAAGCCTGCGTTCTTCAGAGATTCTAACACGAGGCTGTCAAGGTTTCGATCCTTTACCACCAGTTGCATGCGCTTTGTTTCCCGCTCGAGTGCCTCAAGTACGGTACTGCATGCGTTGTATTCCTTTCCCTCCCACTTTGGCGGTGTGCTCTGTCTCGCTAGGTAGTATTGGAAGTTGCCGAGCTCATGATGGAGCGCGATCATCTTCGCTACGATCTCTTCTGGTGTTGGTTGTTTCATAGTCCTTCGATGAATTTAGAGCCGACCCAGCGCCACAGTCTCTCCGGCATCCATGTCGGCCGAGGTTTGATGTGCTCCTCGAAGCTCTTATAAAGAGCGCTCGCCTTCTCCTCTGTCACCTTCCGCATCTCTTTGGAGTAGAGCTTGGCTACCTTCTTCGAGAGTTTCCTCCCGCTCTTCACCTGGCCGAAGTTGTCGACCACCATCTTGATCTCGCGGTTGAGGACTTCGACGTGGACGTACTCCGCTCCCCGGCAGACGTTCCGTGCCTCCGGGCTGTCGGTCGTTGCGCCGCAGGTCTCGCAGTGCCTGTCTGCAGGCAGGGTCTCGAGGGTCCCGTGCTTGTGATGGCCGTTCCTGATCATCTGGCCGACGATTGATTCTGGTGTTGCGTGTATCATACGAGTGTTAGTTTAATTCCCTTGTGCCTTTTCTGATGGCACTTCGAGCACAGCGTGACTCCGTTCTTGACATCGTACGCTTTCTCGGGGTGTGTTGATAATAGTTTTATGTGATGCGGATGGAGGATGACTCTCACTCCCTTCTTGGACTTTGCCCCGCAATCCTGGCATGTCCAGTGGTCTCGTTTGTAGACTGCCTCCCTCCAATGTTTGAACTCCTTTCGCTTTCGAAGGAGTGTGATCTCCCTCGTCTTCAGCACCTTCCCTGCGAACCTTTTCTTGTTTGACTGCCTGATTTTTTCTATCGTCTCTTTTGAATACTTTCTTCCGGCGAGATGACTCGAGCTACCTCTTACGCCTTTGTTCCAAGATGGAGTTCCCTTCTTGAACCTTCCTGGTCGGTGCTCTCTACGTGTATCTAGTCCGTAGCATTTTCTAGAGCAATACTTTTGATGCAGGCTTCTCGTCTTTGAGAAGAATGGCTCTTGGCAGTGTTTGCATTTTAGAGGTAACTGTTTCTTCATATCTTTTCCGCGATTCGCCCCGTGAGTGTCTCCCATCTTTCGATGATCGTCGAGCAGTATCCCGGGTCCAGTTCGACCATGGCGCACTTGCGGCCGAGGTGCTCGCACGCTATCAGTGTGCTTCCGCTTCCTCCGAATGGATCGTAGACCCATTCTCCTTGGCGGGTGTTGTTCGGGATGATCTTGCGGAGGAGTCCGACCGGCTTCATCGTTGGGTGGAGCTTTGAGCTTGAAGGCTTCGGGTGGAAGATGACGCTTTTGCTCTTCGGTCTGTTCATCTTGTGTCGGCCGTGCCAGCAGTACGCCGCCACTTCGTGCATCGGGAGGTAGTCCTTGCGTCCCACCACCACGCTGTTCTTCACCCATATGATCATCTGGCTGTAGTAGAAGCCTGCTTGGTCGATGCCGTTGCGGAGTGCCCGGAACATCAGGTCGCTATTGAAAATGTAGCAGGCGTTGTACGTGTCGAGGAATGGCTTGACCGCGTCGAGCCATCCTTGGGTGAAGAGTGCGTACTCCTCTTCGGTCTGTAGGTGGTCGTTCATGATCACCTTCACGTTCTCCTTGCCGAGCTTACTGAAGTCTTTCTTCCCTTCGACGTATGCCACGCCGTAGGGTGGGTCGGTGAGTATCATGCGGACCTTTCCTGGTGCGTGCTTCATCACCCCAGCCACGAAGGCTTCGTCGGTGGATGATCCGCACCCGAGGATGTGGTCCCCTAGTTTCCATGTCTCACCTGGTTGTACGTTTTTCTTGTTCATTGCTTTGGTATGTGGCTGATAATGTGACGCACTACTTCGACGTTGAATGCGTTCCCGAGTGCCTTGTATCGCTGGCTGTCGCTTATGCCTGCGGTGTATCCGTCTGGCAGTGACTGCAGGCGCTCGCACTCCACGGGAGTGAGCTTCCTCACGTAGTCTCCCGTGACGAGGTGGTTGTTGTCTTCCCATGAGCTTGATGTGAGTGTCGGGGTCTTCCCTCCCTGCAGTCCTCCTCTATTCTTGCCTCTTGCTTTCTTGTGTATCAAATATATTCCTGTCTTTGTGCCGCTGTAGCCTGGGCTTGCTGGGAGTGCGATTGCTTTCCCTTGCACTGAGTAGATGCGCTCGCCCTGTCCTCCCTTCCCGATCTTCCCTATTCGCACGCACATGTATTGGCCGTTCCAGTTTGCGTACTGTCGCGCCATCATAGTGATGACTTTGTCGCCGTTGATCTGCGTGTACTTCTTCTTCAGGCGTATCGGATCCTTGATCCACTCGAGGTGGTTGCCCTTCACGATGTACTTCTCCACGTCGAAGGCTTCACCCCTTGTTTCGTGGATGATGTCTTCTAGCATGATGCCTCGGTCTTCAGGCTGTGTGACTCCCGGGATGTTGGTCCAGAAGAGTCGCTTGCGGTTCTGTGCTGATACGAGCGCGGCGTTGATCATGATTGGTTCCACGCCGAGGACCTTACTGATCTCCTCTCGTGCCTCCTTCGGCATGCTGGCGACGTTCTCGAGGATGAACCACTTCGGCTTCAGCTCCTTCAGGAGACGCGCGTACTCGTAGAAGAGTCCGCTCCTCGCCCCTTTCAGTCCCTGTCTCTTTGCCTTGGCGACGCTGAGGTCTTGGCATGGGCTCCCTCCGATAAGGAGGTCCACCTTGCCGATGCGCTCCACTCGGTTTCCGATTGCGATCTTGCCACCCATCAGTGCCTTCATCTCTTTTATGTCTCCAAGCTGGACCACGTCCTTCCAGTTGTTTCGCGTGAGCTCGAGTGCGTGTGATTCTATCTCCGACGCGAAGTACGTCGGCTTGTGGCCGAGCAGTTTAAGTGCCACCCTCGCGCATGCGATTCCGTCGAAGAGTGACACGACTGTTTTTATCTCGGCTTTCTTTTTCATATGGCTAGTAGCTTCTTATAGATTTCGTGGGTGAGCTCGCAGTCTCCGAGCGCTCGGTGCTGTGTGATGCCGGTCCTATCTACCCCGAGCTCTTCACAGCAGATTGCGACGTTGTACTTCACCCCCTTGGCGAACCACTCGATGTCGAAGCGTATGCCGTTGTGGGTCAGGTGCGCTCCCTCCTGGTTTGATAGGAGGATGTCGAGGAACTCGGTCATTGCCTGCTTCGGGTCCTTGCCTTCTGCGGCGATGAGCTCATTTGTGATGCCGGTTATCTCCGTGATGTTCGCAGGGATCTCTATGCCGTGGTTGAGCACCCAGCTCTTGCGTTCCACGATCTGGCCGTCGTGGACCGTCGCACATCCTATCTCTAGGATCTTGCACGACTCCTTCTCGAGCCCCGATGTCTCGAGGTCCCAGACTAAGTATGTTGTTGGATAGTGTAGTTTATTCATGCTCCGTTTGTTATTGCTTCTTGGCTTTTTTATTAGTGAATTCTTCCCATCGTCGCTCTTGTCTATGAATGCCGCGAAGTCTCCGAGCTCCTTCTTCTCCTTGCTTGGAGGGAGCACGTGGCCTTCGTTCTTCAGCGTGAGCGGTGGGTCGTTGAAGATCATGTCGGCGTGGTTCTTCCCCATGAGCGCGTGTACCTGTTCGATGTTGGTCGCGTCTCCGCACATGAGGCGGTGCTCGCCTAGCTGGTAGAT